CCCTATCGTTGAGAATATTACTCCTGTTGGAACCAACTTAACTGCTAAGATTAGAACTGTAAGTGGTAAGAGTATTGGTGGAACAGAAGTTCCATTCCAAGATCAAGGATTTGAGGATATTAGTTTGATATCTGACAACTATATGGATTCTCCTAGAATAGTTGCTTCACGTATAAATGAAACTACATCATTAACTGGATTGCCTCAGAATAAGTCATTTACTCTTTCTTTGGATATGACAACTAATAATCCAAACCTTTCACCGATAGTTGATTTGGATAGAATTGCTGTTATTCTAACATCGAATAGAGTTGATAATCCAATCACTGATTACTCAAGTGATCCTAGAACATCCACAGTTGTAGATGATCCAAACTCTTTTGTTTATGCATCTAAACCTGTTAGTCTAGAAACTCCAGCAACTTCAATTAAAATCTATATGACTGGACATATAAATGTCTTCAGTGATATCAGAGCATTCTATGCAATATCTAATGATCCAGAACAGGAATTGATTTACAATCCTTTCCCTGGTTATACTAACCTATTACCATCAGGTGAAATTATTGATCCTGCTAAGAATAATGGATTGCCAGATAAGTCACTTCCTAAGACTGATATCTTAGCATATACTAGCTCTCAGGTTGTTTATAAGGATTATGAATATACTATCGATAGTCTTCCAAGTTTTAGATACTTTAGTATCAAACTTGTAGGAACATCTACAAATGCTGCTCAACCACCTAGAGTTAAAGATCTCAGGGTTATATCACTAGCATAATATGAAACACATTAATGTAAAAAATCATGCTGGATTAGTACGTGAAAAGGATAGCACTGCTATCCTTAATGTTGACTCTAATGAATATGAGAAGTATATTTCTCAACGTCAAAATAGATTGAAGAGTCGAGAAAAAATGGATAATGTTGAACGTGAATTAGCTTCATTAAAAGATGATATTAATGAAATCAAATTTCTACTGAAGGCACTAACAAATGGCTAAAAATACAATTACTTTTGATCCCACTTCTGGGGTTGCTTATGGAGTAAATCTTACTTTAAATGCTGGAGCAACATTTAAAAGTGATTATTCTGTTGTTAATGTTTCAGGTGGTGCATGGGATTTTTCTACTGCAAATGCAGTTGGAATAGCAACTACTACTGGATGGACTGGTTCTGCACAACTTGCTAAGAGTGTAGCAATTGGATCTTCTGCATATGCATTGAAGACTTTCAATGTTGGGTTTACAAGTGCAGCAGGTGGAGATTTTAGTATATCATTGGGTTCAACAGATACTAGCAATATACCAGAAGGAAGATATGTATATGATGTTTTGGTGAGTTCGGGAGCAACAACTTATAAAATAATCTCTGGAAATGTGTTAGTAATTGCAGGTATATCATCGGCTCCACTAACATACTAAATACAATTGAAAGAACTACTCATAGATAAATGGCGCAACCAAAGACACGAGGAGAGTTAATTGATTATTGTAAGAGAAAACTTGGTGCGCCTGTATTAGAAGTAAACGTAGCAGAAGAACAGATAGAAGATCTTATAGATGATGCCGTTCAGTATTTTCAAGAAAGACATTTTGATGGTGTATATCAGACTTATATGAAGTATAAGGTAACGCAAGATGATATAGATCGGGGTAGAGCAAGAGGAGATGATGATGATCCAGTTGGAATTGTAACAACAACAGTTAATACACCAGTAGGTCTTACAACTCAATTTAATTTTGAGGAGAATAGTAATTACTTACCAATGCCTCCAGAGATCATTGGTGTGACTAAGATATTCCACTTTGATGGGACTAATACTATCACTAACAATATGTTTAGTGTTAAGTATCAGATGTTCTTGAATGATATTTACTATTGGGGTTCTACAGAACTTTTATCCTATGCTATGGTCAAAACATATCTACAGGATATTGAATTTTTACTTACGACTCAAAAGCAGATAAGATTTAATAAGAGGCAAGATAGGTTGTATATGGATATTGATTGGGGGAGTCTGAGTGTTGGTGACTATATTATTATTGATTGCTTTAGGTTATTGAATCCTTCAGATTATCCTAGAGTGTGGAATGACTCATTCCTAAAACCATATGCCACTGCTTTAATCAAAAAACAATGGGGTCAGAATCTCATTAAATTCCAAGGTGTTAAATTACCTGGTGGAGTAGAATTAAATGGTCGTGAGATATATGAAGATGCTCAGAAAGACTTGGAGAAACTGTTAGAAAATATGTCCAATACTTATGAACTTCCACCATTAGACATGATAGGTTAGTATAATGGTTCTTAATCCATATTTTCAACAAGGAGCTAGATCTGAACAGAATCTAGTTCAAGATCTAGTAAACGAACAACTTCGTATGTACGGAGTTGAAGTCTATTATATCCCTAGAACCTACGTTTCAAGCAAAACTGTGATCACTGAGGTGATTGAGTCTAAGTTTGAAAATGCGATCCCTCTAGAGGCATACGTGGACACCTACGATGGTTATGAGGGTCAAGGTGTATTGATGTCTAAGTTTGGAGTACAAGGATTACATGACTTAGGATTGATAATATCTAAAGATAGGTTTGAAAACTATATCACTCCGTTGATAAAGAACATACCAAATATAAAATTAGCAACTAGACCAAAGGAAGGAGATCTAATTTGGTTCCCTCTTGGTGATAGGTTATTTGAGATTAAATTTGTTGAGCACGAGAAACCATTCTACCAACTCCAGAAGAACTATGTTTATGAGTTGAGATGTGAACTCTTCCGTTATGAGGATGAGGTTGTTGATACAGGTATTGATACTGTAGATGATAATGTTCAGGAGTTTGGTTATATCGAAACTCTACAACTTATTGGATCTGGAACTACTGCCACTGCGAGTGTGATGGGAGTTTCTGATGGTGGTGTAAGAGCAATTTATATTAGTGATAGAGGGCATAACTATGCAAATGTACCAAGGGTTGCTATTTCATCTGCACCTTCTGGTGGAACAACTGCTGTTGGAATTTCAACAATGATATCATTTATTGTTGATTGTAATGGTGAGAAATCATCTAAAGTTCAACATGCAGATTTAATTAATCCAGGTGCTGGATATACAGTAGCACCAACCATAGCTTTCCACGGTGGTGGAGGAGTGGGTGCAGCAGCTACATCTGGTATTGCTGATGGTGTTATTGGTATCGTTAGTATCACTAGTGGTGGTACTGGTTACTCTACAGTACCTACAGTAACTATTAGCAACAACCCAACAGGTATCAATACTGCAGTAGCAATTGCATACCTCAATACAGTTGGTATTGTTACTCAGATTGGTATCAGAGATGCTGGTGTTGGATACACAGTAGCACCTACTGTTACTATATCTTCTCCTTATATGGGCAACCAAGGAGACTATATATTCAATGAGACTGTAACTGGATCTCAAAGTGGTACAACTGCAAGAGTTAAGTCTTGGGATTCTACCACAAATGAATTAGAGGTTTCTATTGCTACTGGATCATTCACTAATGGTGAGATAATTACTGGTGATGAATCAGGAGCAACTCATCAATATAGAAAGGTAGCATCAGAGTTTGATAAGGATGGATTTGCAAAAAATAATGAAATTGAAACAGCAGCAGATTCAATAATTGACTTCTCTCAAACCAACCCATTCGGGATGCCCTAAATATTTTATCAGGTAGTACACCGAGCTTTACCCATGTTTGAATATTTTTATCACGAAATAATGCGAAGAACCATTATTGGGTTCGGTTCGTTATTTAATAATATTAAAATTGAGCACACTAATGAAACTGATACAACTGTAAGCACGTTAAAAGTTCCTCTTGCTTATAGTCCTACTCAGAAGTTTTTAGCACGCTTGGAACAACAAGCAGATCTAAGTAAATCTGTTCAGATTACTTTACCCAGAATGTCATTTGAGATGACAGGGTTAAATTATGATCCTAGTAGAAAGTCTACAACTACTCAAACATTTTTAAGTCCAGTTAAGTCTGACAAGAAAAAGATAGCAAAGACATATTTACCAGTACCATACAATTTAGATTTTGAACTTAGTGTTTTTACTAAGTTGAATGATGACATGCTTCAGATTGTAGAACAGATACTTCCATATTTTCAACCAGCATATACGATGACAGTAGATTTAGTTTCTACTATCGGAGAAAAAAGAGATATTCCTATTGTACTTACTTCAATCACAACCAGTGATGATTATGAGGGTGACTTCTCTACAAGGAGAGCACTTATCTATACAATGAGATTCACTGCTAAGACCTACTTCTACGGTCCTGTTCAAACAGATACTACCAAGGATATTATCAAGAAGGTTACTGTTGGATACGTTGCTGGTGGTAGAACTCCTGCACCATCTAGAGAGATGACTTACAGTGTCACTCCAAGGGCAACTAGAGCATATAATGATACTCCTGTTACAACACTAGCAGAGGACGTAAGTGAAACAGAATTGATCATAACTGTTGCAGATGCTTCTAGTATCACTGCAGATAGTTACATATACATTGATAGTGAGGAGATTTACGTTGAGTCTGTACAGAACAATGATCTTACTGTTAGAAGGGCTGAAGATGGTTCTACTGCTGCCATTCACGTTCTCGGCACAGGAGTTAAGAATATAACTGCTGCTGATAATGATCTTATAGAGTTCGGTGATAACTTCGGATTCGATGGGTTCTAATTATGAAAAAGAACTTTGATAAATTAAATGACGCATTTGATGTTGAAGCTGAAGAAGTTTCGACAGAAATTGAAGTGAAAAAAGAAAAGAAAACTGTACCAGTTAAAGTAGAAAAGGATGATATTGCAAGGGACTATGAGTATACTCGTGGCAATCTTTATAGTATAATAGAGAAAGGTCAAGAAGCTATTGATGGTATTCTTGAACTTGCACAAGACAGTGAAATGCCAAGAGCATATGAAGTTGCTGGACAACTCATTAAGAGTGTTTCTGATGCCACTGATAAGTTGATGGATCTTCAGAAAAAACTTAAGGATGTAGAAGAGGAATCTACCAGAAAACCAACTACTGTCAATAATGCATTATTTGTAGGTTCAACTGCTGATCTTGCAAAACTTCTCAAACAGAATGGAGACAAATGACCGAAGATCTAAACGAGTTTTTTTCATCTATCGGTAAAGCCAAGAAAGAGAAAGAAGAGGAATTTAAATCTCTTGTTGGAGAAGATCCGCTTGCTTCTGTTTTCAAGGAAGTTTCTGATGTCAAGAAAAAGTTTATAGAATCTAAAAAAGAAGACGAGAAGAAGAAAAAGATAGAGGAAGATAAAATAAAAACAGTCATAGGTGATAATCCATTAGAGTCTGTATCATTCTTTACTCAGGTTTCAGATCTCAAGAAAGAGCAAAAGGAAGATAGAGAAAATAAAAGAAAGAAACTTTCAGAAGAAAAAAGAAGAATAGAAGCAGAAGAGAAAAGAAAGATCGAAGAAGAGAAGCAGAAAAAAATAAAAGAAGAAGCACAAGCACAGTACAAACAAGAAAAAGAAAAAAGACAGATAGCAGCTTTGGAAGATTGGTTAAGACCAACATCTGAAGAAGTCGTTGTTCAACCAGAACCAGTAGCAGCAGAACTAACAGAAGAAAAAGATGCTGTTGATCAGGCACTAGAAGTTCTTGGAACACTTAAGACTAAAGAAGAAATTCGTGAGAATGTTGATGATCCTGATATTAAAAAGATACGTCATGAACTAGAGTATCTTAAGAATCTAATCAGTGCTCAAGGTGGTGGTGGAGAAACACGACTTGAATTCTTAGATGATGTTAATAGAGATTCTGTAAAGCAAAATGGATATTTTATTGCATATGATTCTGGTAGTGGTAAATTTATTGGAACTGACCAAGGTGCTGGTGGTGGATCAGCAGGTGCTGGTGGAACTTGGGCAGTAGATAGTGTAGGAATTCATACTGTTAAGAATGTTGGTGTTGGTGCTGAAGCTGTAGCAAATAAGAAATTATTTGTTCAGGGTGATGCAGAGATAACAGGTAATCTTTCTGTAGCAGGAACTATAACCAAACAGGATATTACCAATCTTGATTCTATTGGTATTATCACTGGTAGGAAAGATTTAAATATTCTTGGAAACTCAACATTACTAGGAGTCACTACTATTGGTAGTGCAAATGTTGGTTCTTCTGGAACCACACTTCTAGTTAAAGGTAATACTCGTATTACTGGCATTCTAACTGTTGGTGAATCTTCTATTACCATTGATGGTGATGCAGAACAGGTTAGTGTTGGTATTGTTACTATTACAAATGCCACAGTTAATATTGGTGATAATGTTACTATCAACTCTGCAGCAACAGGTATTAACTCTGCACCTAATGTTCTTTATGTTGCAAAGGATGGTCTAGATACAAATAATGGTACATCGATTGATAATGCAAAATTAACGATTGCTGCTGCTGTTGGTATTGCACAATCAGGAACTACCATCAAAGTTCTGTCGGGAAATTATGTTGAGATAAATCCTATAGAGATACCTGCATTTGTTGCGATTGTTGGAGATGATCAAAGATCTGTTAAGGTACTTCCAAATACAACAGATAAGGATTTATTCCATGTGAGGAAAGGTGATAAATTAGCAAACATGACTTTTAGTGGTCATCTATTCCCCGCTGCTGCTGTGGGATTCCCCACTACTGAGATTGCAGAAAATGTGGGTGGTGGTAAGTGGAAAGGACCATATATTCAAAACTGTACAAGTGATACAACAACAGGAACTGGTATT